GCTTCATTGTGTATGGTGTTCTAAGGACTCATCACTTTCCAAATGACAGTTTGAGCACTGGCACAAGCACTCCTTGCAGATCCCATTGATCTTCTGCTATACTGTAAGCATCAACAGCAAAGGGGACCAGATGATTGTCCCACAAATCACTGACGAACAAATCAAAAAGATTTTTGAAGACTTTTGTGAGGAAGATGGTATTATGGACTTTGGAAACTTTCGTATGGCAGTGAGAAAAGTTCAGCATGTCATCGGACAAAATGCACTGATATGTTTGTAATTGCCATCGGTCTCATTGGTGCTTTCATTGGTTGCACCATCCTTGCCAAACTTGACGGATTAAATCACACTCAGGATGAATCTAATGACTGACAAAGAAATTTCACCGGCAGCTTGTGCTGTTCTTGATGCCGCCTTCAATGCTAGCACCTGGGGGCGAGACGACTGCCTTAACGACGCTAGAGAAATTGCCGCAGCGGTTCTTCGTGCTGCAGCAAAAGAGATGTATTTCAAAGAGGATGTAAAGGTCCTGAATGAACTTGCGGACGAACTATGATGACTGATCTTTCCCCCGCTGCCCAGGCGATAGAAGACGCATACTTCAACGCCGATGGTTTTGGATACCGAAACGGTCTTGCTGCTGCTCTCCGTGCTGCTGTCGCCAACACTCAACAACGCCAATACAACGAATGTTGGATCTGCGACGCCAATGAACTCCTTGCCATCGCTGCAGAACTGGAGGAAGTGTGACACTCTGACAACTGGCACAAGACCCTCCCCAGACCCCACCAGGACCCCTTACAATAAAAGTATCAAGAGAAAACCCCAATGCCTAACCACCTGGAGCATCCTGAAGATCAGATCCTGACTGGTGATTTGTCGGTTCTTGATTTCTTCGTGACGCCTGGTCATTTGAGCGTGAAGATCGATGGTGCCCCTTCTGTGGGTTTTGGAGTTAATCCTGCGACTGGTAAGTTTGCCGTTGCAACTAAATCTTTCCTCAACAAAAAGAAAATCAAGATCGCACACTCTCACGAAGAGATTGATGCGTTTTATCAAGGTGAAGTTGCAAAGATTCTTCATCATTTGTTTGATTATGCTCCCCGCCAACATTCTGTCTGGATTCAGGCAGATTGGATTGGATTTGGTGGTGATACTGAATACACTTCTAACACCATTACCTATCAGTTTCCTGAAGTAGTTGAGGAGAAAATTATTCTTTTTCCTCATACGATTTACTGGGGAACTGATAATCTCAACACTTGCAACTCTGCTCCAATTGATTTTCAACTTGAGAGCACTTCTGACTGTAAAGTGATTCAACCAAAAGCATATATTCAGCATGGTCAAGAATCATTTGCTGATGTAGAAGATGTCTGTAAGTTCGCAAAGCAAATGGCACAATGTGTTCCTTTTGTTTCTGATAAGGAAGCAGTTCAGATTAAAAAACAATTGAATGCTTGTATCCGTGAAAATCGTCCAATCGAGGATGATGCATTTGATTGTGATTATCGTCTGATTGCATATTGGAAATTAATCAAGTCGATCAAAGAAGATTGTTTGTTTCTGTGTCGCAATTCAGGTCCAGCAGCATACATCAACGGCAATCGTATTGATGCTGAGGGTTATTGCCTTTCTAATGAATACGGTTTCTATAAGTTGGTCAATCGTAGGGTATTCTCATATGCCAATTTTCTAAATAACAATAAAAAATGAAGACGTTCTCACAGTTTCAAGAAGACGCTGGCACTGGCAATTATGCGAACTATGTGAGAGAAAGAAATCGAAGAAAATATAATGTTCCTTCTCCTTCTCAGGTTAACAAGGAAAGAAAGTTAGCATATATGTTGCAAAAGGATCTTCCAAATTAAAATAACATGAGTCTCCAAATTATTGCTCACAAAACTGAATTCGGTGATTGGACATTTGACCATGAACATGAAAATACGATTGAAGAACCATTATGCAATGGAACTGAATTAGTTTTGGATGAATATTTTCGTATTGATATGAATCGTAATCCAAAAATAAATGATCAAATTCAAATTATTGTAGATACAGAAGATTTTGAGAACTCTACCACAGTTCTTCAATTAGAATCCACTAATGATGAAGGTTCTAATTATTTGGATATGGTTTTGTTTGAAAAAGTTTGGTTATGTCCTTGGTTACAATCCTATTTTGGATATGTGCCATCAGAACTTTATGTTCAATTAAATCCAGTCAATCCGGGTAAGATTGCTTTTGAAAAAACAATGAGAACTGGAGTCAATCCATTCACTAAATATTTGAAAACATCATCCTTTAATGAAAACGTTTCAGGAATTTCAAGAGAGTGCAGCAATTGCTAGGGGTGCATTAGGACTTCTTAGATCTGCAGCGAGAGCAGGAAGAGCAGTTAGAACTGCAGATGGTGGTAGAAGAGTCACATCAGCGGCAAGAGCGGCAAGAACCGCTACTTCAAGAGCAGTTGCACCTAAAGGACCTCCTAAATTCAAATCTTTCACCAATAACGATTATCGGGATACAAACTCTGATCTTGCTGCATTTAAAAAAGCAGGATTTAGAGCAAATAAACAAGACATTAAATCAAGATTTAATTTTGATGGAACTACTGATCCAAAGGTAAATACCTTTCATGATAGAGGTTCATTATACAGCACAACTGTATCCAGACATAAGAATCAGGCAACTTATGCACAAAGACAGTTGCCAAACAAAGTTGGATATGAGCGTGATGCGGTAGGTGATCCTAAAAAAACAGCAAGACCAACTGCAAAAAGAGCATTTTTCTTAAAACAATTGAAGGGACAAATGGGAGGAACAAGAACTCCCAAACAAGTTGCAGATCTTGAAGTCGGAACAAGATCTGATTACTATCGTAAAAATGATCCTGAAGATTTGATTGGAAGAGGTAAAGAATTTGTTCAAACATTAAAAGATATTCCTGATAAACTTTGGCAATCTGGAGTCAAACCAGGTTCTAAAGTTACCGGCCATCCAGGAGCAGTGATGCCGGGCGAAACAAATAAGGTATTGGGAAGAGAAAAGAGAGCGAAACTTTATAAGAAGATTGCTGGATCAAGAATGTCAAAAATGAATCCTGTGACTCATACTCTTGTCGGGACAATGCAATGAAGTCATTTCAAGAGTTTAATGAAAGTGCTGCTATTGCAAGAGGTGCATTAAAATTACTCAAGGCAGCATCTAGAGCGGGTAGAACTGCAAGAACTGCAGATGGTGGTAGAAGAGTCACATCAGCGGCAAGAGCAACTAGAACTGCAACTCCACGTGCCACAATGACTCGTGCTGAAAGAGGAGAAACCTGGAAAAGTGTTGGTGAAAAGCAAATCAAAAAATCACAAATTGATCCTAAATCAAAGTTCTTTGATCCAGTAAAACAAAAAGAATACAAAAGACAAGTTGCATATTGGGGAAATAAGGAAAGAACCGTAATATCAGGTGCCGCTCCAAGAGATCGTAATATTACCATTGCAAGATCTGCTGCAAAGAAAGCAGGATTCAGTGGTGGTGGAAATAAGAATCGTGTAGATTTTAATGCACCAAACAAAGATTATACGACTTATCCGATAGATAAGTATCCTGATGGATTTAAACATCCGAGACATAATACTCAGGTGGATACTCAGATTGAAACGCTACCATCAGGAAGAAAAGCAGCAGCATTATCTAGTGGAACAAAAAGACCAGACTATGTTGCAAAGGCAAATAAAACTGCGGTTCGAAGAGTTCCTTCAACAGATCGAATTGCAAGCAATATGAGAGAACTTCGCCGTCGTATTGTGAGATCTGGAGGTCAAGAAAGAAATCCAGTTCATAAGGTTGATTTTCTTCCACGCAGAGATGATTATGGTTATAAGGGAGAATTGGATAAGTATTCAATGAAAGTTGGTCGAAACTTTGTTCAGGCACAAAAAGATCTTGCAAAAAATTTGAAAAAAGCAGGTGCAAATCCAGGTGATGTGATTAGTGGAAATCCATCACCAATGAGAAAAGGAGAAAATCCACAATTAGGAATTGATAAGAGAGCAAAGATGTATCAGAAAACATTTGGTAGAAGAGTTCAGGGATTAGATCCAACTGGAAGAGTCAGAGGAATGATCGGTGCAGTTGGTGGCGATGTCAAGTAGACACCTGATCAACTGTCACATCATACACTCCATTTTCCCAACAACACTCTTATAATGCAAAGGTAGTCACACATCTCTCATGACCGAAAATGAACATTGAACTTGATCGTGTATATATTTTTTCATGTTCTGCATCTTTTGAAACATTATCACAGTCTGTTGTTAACCAATTGTTCAAGGATGGTCGTGCAGCATCACCATTCCTTGAACGTCAGTTAGAATTGTGGTTTCCAGATTTAACTTTTGTAGATGGTAGAGGTTATGATCACGTTGATACTGTATTTCAAAAATATGATGCCAAGTGTTTCACAAAACGTGGAGCAAAATTCTGCCGAAGTAATATGCAAGGGCAAGGACGTTCTGTAAATGAAGAGAAGTTGTGGAAACATGCTGTTGATATGGTTTATATCTTCTGCGATATTGTTGATTTTCCTCAAGTAAGAGTTGTTTACAAAAAAGGTTCTGATCTGCTAAAATATTCTAAAGGAAGTATACCATTCAAGGATCGTAATGTTTTATTTGCAAGACTGTCTCATTGGGATTAAAGAACTCAAGTCAAATTCAATTGATGCAATTGTTACATCTCCTCCGTATAATCTGAATATTAAATATAATCAATATTCAGATAATCAACCAAAGCAAGATTATCTGAATTGGTTGGTTTCAATCTTTACTGAATGTAAACGTGTTCTAAAAGATGATGGGAATATGTTTATTAATATGGGATATTCTAATGTAGATCCATACGTTGGAATGGAAGTTGCTTTTGCATTAAGAGATACCTGGACTTTACAGAATCATATTCAATGGATTAAGTCTATACATGTAAATCAAAAGACAAGTGGACATTTTAAACCAATTAATAGTAAAAGGTTTTTATGTCCAACATGGGAGCATTTGTTTCATTTTACCAAAACCGGAACAGTTACAATAGATCGTCTTGCTGTTGGAGTTCCTTACGAGTATTATGAAGCAAATATACGTGGAAAGAATACTGTAGATACAAAACCTAATTGTAGAGATAAAGGTAATGTTTGGTTTATTCCTTATGAGACAATTAATAGTAAGGAACTGAGAGGAAAACATCCTGCTACATTTCCAGTCAAACTTGTAGAAGATTGTTTAAAACTGACTGGTGTTGAAAATGGAATTGTTTTAGATCCTTTTATGGGAACAGGCACTACCGCAGTCGCAGCGATTAATTTAAATTGGAATTATATTGGTTATGAGATTGATGATGATTATGTTGAATTTTCACGTAAAAGAGTTGGAATTTATAATAGTAATTAATTAAATTAATATATTAAAAAATATATGTGTGCGTTTTGTAACATTCTCAATAAGGTGTATATTATTGAGAATCATTAGGTTATTGCAATTGAGAATCATTAGCATAAGGTGTCTTATAATCTTATAATACTCTCTAAATGCTTATAAATGTCCAATCCTTAAGCAAGTAGAGCGAGCGTAGCATAAGAATCGCAGTTTGTCAACCCCCAGACCCATAAGGATCCCTAAACCCACACAAAAAACGCATAAGACTTGCATATATAAACATTATGAATCTCGACGAGACCTGCAGCACTTGCATCTCGACGAGCATTATGCTATAATACATAAGTCACCTCACAAAATCTCGACGAGTTATGTACGACGATTACGATTTCGACTATACATACACCAATGATTATGCAGATCTCGACGAGCATTATACACAAGATCTCGACGAGGATTATGCACGAGATGGGCAAGATTATGAATCGCTTGCTTATCGACACTATGCATGATAGAATCTAGACACATTCACAACGAGAGTCTTATGCTAGCACAAAAGCAACGGGTGCAGATCACGCTCAATATTGAGTGTTATGATGATCTCGATGTCCGCAATATGAATTGGAGAGATCTTCTACAATTAGAAGGCGATGAGAATGTAAATGTGCAAGTGAATTCATTAGACCCTTATGAAATGCTTTATTGAGAATCAAACCGTCTATTATACACAAGACGGAACATTATATCATACATTAATCGACTGTTATAATTTCTTCAACACCGACGACGGGACTCCTGTGCGTGAGAACACAGATCAGATCGAACGGATTCGGATGCTTGTGACAGATCAACCACTGGCACAAGACTGGGTGCAATTGGATCTGTTCTGACTTATATTTGTTCTGTTCGACACACATCACATGGAACTGATCAACCGAACTGACTACAGTGCTCTTGACATCATTGCTATGATTCTCAAGTCCTATAAAGACAATTTCCCTGCTCTGTCTGAGGAAGAGAATGCTTTGTGGGCAATTCGGATGATTGAGCATGAGGTTGAGCAGACTGGTAGGACACTCTGACAACTGGCACAAGGGAGGTTGCGGGACTCCGTGACCTCATGCCATACTGAACTCGTTCAACACACACCCCTGAACACCCCATGTCCATCTACACTGACAACGGTTACGCAAACCGCAAAGAGTATCTGAATGAACTCCGCGAAGAGTATGGTGCTGATCTGGTCAACACCCTGATCACTGTGCTTCCTGCGAGTGAGGACTTTGACGGTCTGATCACCGAACTGGAAGACGCTATGTGCAGTTACTGAACTGGCACAGGGGCACCTAGAAGACCCTAGAGTGCCCCTATACTGAACAAGTCAACCACACACCCCAACAACACCATGGGAACCCGCTCACGTATTGGCATCGAAATGCCTGACCACACTGTTGTTTCTGTCTACTGTCATTGGGACGGTTATGTAGAACACAATGGTAGGATTCTGATTCAACATTATCAGAACCGTGAAGATGTGCAAGAACTCATTGATGGTGGGTCGATGTCATGTCTTCGCACCCGTAACACATGGGAATCAAATGCTATTCTTCGTGATGAGAATGGAGAGTACATTCATGATGAAGAAGGCAATCTCATGAGTGAGAATGATCGTGACCCACAACCACTGTATCACACAGAACGTGGTGAAGAGATCTCTATTGAACACACTTCGTTCGATGAGTTTGTTTCTGGTAATCTTGGTGGCGAAGAGTATGCTTACCTCTTCGATCTGAATGATAACTGGAAGGCATTCAAGATGAATTATAAAGCGCCTGTGGAGCGTGTGGAGATTCCGAACTATGTGACAGCATAAGAACTGTCACAGGGGCATCCAGAATCGCCTGTGATGCCCCTATACTTATAAAGTCAACCACACACACCCAAACACATGGAAGACACTCTCTGGATCGAAATTGCTGATGCTCCCGGTGAGATCTGGGACATCCCTGAACTACGGGATGATGATGACAATGATGAGCGTACTTGGAACGCATTTCTGAACTCTAACTGGGACTTCTGATGACACTCACTCCTGACGACATTCAGAACCTTCTCACTCTCATCGACTTTCATGATGATTGGGATGAAGTAAAAGAAGTGTGGGGATTCGACATTGAACCTCTCCACAACAAACTCTGCGACATGCTCACCTATTCTACTTCTGGGTGATGATTACTGCTATTCTGGGTGGAGTGATTCTCTCCACCTTTTCTCTTCTTTGGTATCTTGAAGACCGCGATGGTGTTGGTCTTTATGATCCTGACCCACGTTCTTCATACTATCATCGGAAACACAAATGACTCCTGACACTTATTCTTTCTCTGGTGATGCTGTGACAGTTCTAGGACTGGTTGGCATCATCTCCACCGGCATCATCCTGGTGGTAGCATACACTCGTTACTGGAACTCACCTCTCCGCAAATGACTCATCCCAATCCTTATGCTCAACAGATCCTTGACAAGGGTCGTGATCTGCCCACTGCTGCCGCTCCAAAGCGTGTGTTTCCCCTTACCATAGGTCTGCGGACCTTTGAGACTGAAGAAGAGTATCAGGAGGCGCTGGCGGACTTCCTGAACGGTTACTGAACTGTCACAAGGGGTCTTGTGTTCTCATGAGATCCCTGCCATACTACATTTGTTCCTGAGACACCTCTGATGACTGAAACTGACATTATTTCAGTTCGTGAACAAATCCAAAACGACCTGATCTGCCTGTTAGAATCACAGTTCGGTGAGGTAGATTACCTGGACGAAGTTCAGTCTCTTGCCTGCCAAATTGTCGTTGACAACTTCACTCAACTCCTAAACAAATGAACCGTTCTGAACTTCAAGATGCCTTCATTCTGCAACTGCTGGATGACATGGATCTCAAGACAATGACTCAACTTTGTTATGATTATCTGGATGAGGGTTATGCAAAGTATTCTGATGAAGAATTGATCACTGAATGTGAAGAGTATTATCCTGAACTGCTGGAGGAATCTGCACAATGACTAAAGAACTTCTGATCGCTCAACTTCGTCTAGGTAACAATGGCAACGACATCCTTTCGATTCTTGATGCACTGTGTGATGGGATGGACAGTGGTGAATCTAGTCAAGATAATGTTCCAACCCTAGACGAGATCTCATTCTGAAACTCGACGAGATGTGCCAGTTATTCTTCTGGCACATTCACTCTCGACGAGCACAAGCACATCAACTAGATTATGCACATCTCGACGAGCACATCATGCAAACAGCATCTGTAACTCCCATCTCGAAGAAAGCGAAGAATCGTTTCGCCAATCTTATGGATAAGATCGAAACCTGCATCATTGAGCAACACATGGGCAACAAGGTGTTTCTTACATCTATCAATGGAAAGAATCACTTCTGGGTGACACTTGACAATGACCCTGATTGGATGATACGATAAGAACAAAGAGGAAAGGGTTTGCCTCTCTGAAATAAAGTTACCCAACAGAGAAGATAATCCATAATTCTAGCATGGTGTGGGTGAATGTCAAGGGTCGGGGTGGTGCCTGACCCTCTTTTTTAATATAACGTTACTGTATTATTTTTTTGCAGGGGCGGTGGCGATGGATTGTTCAGTAGGGATACCCTTCCCCCGTTGGTGCTTGTTGTCCTTATAAGATACAGCACAGCAGACCCTAGAACCCTGCTGTTGTGACAGTTGGCAAGGTGGCACAAGGTCGCTGGTGTGGGTCGGTTCTGGTGGGGCATGATTCCCCCAACGGCGCACCACTGACGCCGACCACCCCACCAGACTCATGACCACCATTCAAGTTGTTATCAACGGCAATCAAGTTGAAGGGCAAATGAATGACATTGCTCAAATCTTGGGCATGGTTTCTAACACTCTGACGCAACCAGTTTCTCCTACTTTGGAGGAAGAATTGCTGCCATTCAATCAATTTGCAATTAAAGAATTGACCCCCCATTTGGGTCAAGAATTGGCGGAGCAAGTGATTAACAAACTGGAGAATTGTGCTAAAGCATACTTCCCAGACTTCCGCAATTTCATCGGAATGTATAGTAAAGTCGCTGGCAACATTGAGCATCGCCAACTGCTCAAAACTATCAGCGCAGTGTATCGTTTTAAGTTTGGCAAATACATGAATGAATCTGCAAAGTATTCTCTGAAAAGTGAGATTAAGTATGCCACAATTTGCCCCCATTGTGGAGCAATTGCCAACGCATTTGTGCAGCGTTTGATGACAGAAGGTCTCTGGTGACAATTTGTGAAGTGGCACAGCGGGGGGCGCCATCCTGCCTCCCGTGCCTGTATGATTAACAAGTCAACCGCACCACACCACCAGTGCAAGTCGCCCTCACCCCTATTAGCAGCAACTGCCAGACGGGACCGATCCCGACCACTGTCACAGAACGGGAATCCTGCCCTACCACTTGTGCATTCTTTGAGAAAGGATGCTACGGAAAATATCACCTTGCTGGTGTTCATTGGCGGGAGGTTTCTAATCACAATCGCGGGGTTTCATGGGATGAATTCATCTCAAAGGTCCGCAAATTTGCCCCTGCTACGTTATGGCGGCACAATGTAACTGGCGATCTTCCGCATACCTTTGGCGACATTGATTCATCTAAGGTTGATTCACTTGTGCGGGCGAATCGTGGCAAGAAAGGGTTTACCTTTACCCATCATGTTCTTAACAGTCACAACCTGCAAGTGATCAAGAACGCTAACGCTAACGGGTTCACAATTGCAGCATCTACAGAGTCTGTAGAAGTTGCTGATAAAGTGATGACAGAGCATAACATCCCTGCAGTTGCTGTCATCCCCAGCACAGAATCCCGCCGATTCTTTCACACTGAAAGCGGTCGCAAAGTGATTGTTTGCCCTGCTAAGATTCACAAGGGTAAAGTTAACTGTGCATCATGCGGTTTGTGTCAACAATCCGACCGGGAGTTCATTATAGCTTTCCCTGCTCATGGGACTGCTAAAAATACAGTCAACCAGATCGTAGGTTGATGATACTTAAGGGGGCAACATCCGCCCCCTTTCTTTATACTTTG